ATCAACTACTAAAGCCCAAAGCGCAAAACAAATTCAAACATGTCCTGAGTGTGGTTCTAATAATTATATGTCTGTTGCTAATGCCGCTCCTAGATGTTACGACTGTGGTTATCCCTTGTCTCAATCTGGAAGTAAATTTGGGTCATTAACTGGAGCAAAAGTTGAAGGAAATGTAAAACAGTCTTTAGGAAATGACACGCAAAATAATTATAATCCGCAAAATATTATTGGAAGAATAGAATAATGAATGATGAAGCGAAAAAAATTGTTGCTCAACTCAATAAAAAGTTTGGCACTAACGTGGTCGTTATTGCTTCTGATATCAGGAGTGATCTGGTTCCTCGTATCACTTCTGGTTCAACGACATTGGATTACGTACTCGGAGGAGGATTCCCAGGAAACCAATGGAACGAATTAATTGGAGAACCATCTCATGGAAAAACCGCTGTTGCATTAAAGACTGTTGCTGCAAACCAAAGATTAAACCCTGATCACACAACTGTGTGGGTAGCCGCTGAACAGTGGGTTCCTGAATACGCAGAGATGTGTGGAGTAGATACTAAAAGAGTGATTGTGATTGAAACAAACGTTATGGAAGAGGCATATCAAGCAGTTATTGAATTTGCAGAATCAAAATCTGTAGATGCAATTGTTATTGATTCTTTACCAGCCTTATCTCCTGCTCCCGAAATGGAAAAAGATATGAATGAAATGACGGTTGGTAGAGGTGCATTACTTACCAACAAGTTCTTTCGTGTAGTTGGTTCTGCAATTAAAAGAAGTCTTGTAGAAGATGAGCGTCCTGTTTTAGGATTAATCATTAACCAATACCGAATGAAGATTGGTGTAATGCATGGCGACCCAAGAACAACCCCAGGTGGAGAAGGTAAGAACTATGCTTTTTTTACTCGTTGTGAGATTCGTAGAGATGAATGGATTGAAGTAGGTCCTAGTGGAAATAAGATTCGTATCGGACAAAGAATAAAGGTTCGTACATTAAAAAATAAAACAGCACCACCACAACGAGTAGCATACTTTGACTTTTATTTTGCAGAAGGTGGACCATGTTTACCTGGAGAGTATGATTTTGCAAAAGAGATTGCAGCATTAGCGGTAGTAAAAGGAATAATAGATCGTAAGGGCGGGTGGTATTACTATGGAGAAAGAAAATGGCAGGGAATTGAACCAGTTATTGATAGTATCCGTGGCGAAATTGATCTCAAGGAAGAACTACAAAAGGTTGTCCTTAACTCCTCCGATGTACCGATGGCTGGAGATAGTGACGATGATTGAAAATAAAAAGTTTAAAGTTAACGATCAAGCATGGGCGCATGATTTAGAAAAAGGTGTTGAAGATTATACTGACATGCTCTTTGAAGCCTTGTGGGAAGGACATGAAGATGAAATTTCAGAAACACTTTCTGGAGAACCTTTTTGTGGATGTTCCCCTTGCTTTTGGAGAGAAACACTTTTCTATGTTGTCCCTCGATTAATTGTTGGTTACGAGAACGGCAAAATAGAACTTGAAGACTAAAGGACAAAAAGAATCTCAGAAGCACGAGAAAAGACTTGCTAAAAAAGTTAGTGGATCTCGTAACGCTGCATCTGGTGCATTTTGGTCACGTAAAGGCGATGTAAGATCAGCCGACCTGCTGATCGAACATAAGTGGACTGGTAAAAAACAGACTACGATAAAGTCTATTGTCTTAAAGAAAATAGTAAGAGAGGCAATTCTGGATGGAAGAATGCCAGTACTTGGTATCCATTTAGATGGAGAGAACTACGTAGTTCTTCTTGAAGACGACTTCATCGAAATGCGAGAGAAAGTCAAGGATGCCTAACACATGGACGAACCAGAGTATGCCTGGAGATACAAAGCAAGATGTTCAGGACAAGACACCGACATCTTCTACCCTCCTCGTGATAAGGAGCAGTACAAAGCAATTGCTAATCAGGCCAAAGTATTCTGTCTTGGTGAAACAGGAAAGAACCATTGTCCAGTACGTGCCGAATGTTTATGGGATGCAGTCAAGAGAGACGAACCCCACGGAATCTGGGGCGGGTTAAGCCACAGAGAACGTAATGCATTGATGCGTAAGTGGAACAAGAAATACAAAAAGAAAATGTCCCTAAAAGAATTTATTTTCAGCATAGACGAGGAATACTAATGGCAATACCTAAGACAGAGTTACAAAAGTTCCTTGATACTAAGAAGGCTGATACTAGATTAATAGGTGAGATAGAACGTCACCTAATGAGACAGCCAGACTCAACTAGACGTACAGATGTACTTCATCCATCAGAGATCATCAAGGCTGACTGGTGTCACAAGTATGCTTACTACTTATTAAATGGTGGTAAGGCAAAGAGAGATAAGCCCAACCTTCGTCTTCAGAACATATTTGATGAAGGTCACTTTATCCATGCTAAATGGCAAAACAGATTAGCGGATATGGGTGTTCTGTATGGTAACTGGTACTGTGAAACAGACGATATTCATAAGTGGGGAGTTAGTTCTGAAGTAAACTCTGGTCCATCTGTCTTTGAGTACAACGAAGTCCCGCTAGTGTATGAGCCACTACGTATTCATGGACATGCAGATGGCTGGGTTAAGGGTCTTGGAGATGACTGTCTTATAGAAATTAAATCTATTGGTGCAGGAACACTTAGGTTTGAAGCACCTGACTTACTTTATGATGCAGATGGTGATCTTACAAAGGCCTGGAAAAATATTCGCAGACCCTTTAGAACTCATTTACTTCAAGGTCAGATGTACTTAGAGTTAGCCAAGAGACAATTTGGAGATGATGCTCCAAACGAAATTGTCTTTATCTATGAATTAAAAGCAGATCAAGATTATAAAGAGTTCACAATTAAATCTGACTATTATGTTGTAGAGAGAATCTTTAAGGCTGCACAGAAGGTAATAGATGCAGTTGAGGCAGGTGTTTCACCTGACTGTAATGTAAACCCAGACGGGTGTAAGTCATGTAACACGCTTGGAAAATCATGAGTGAGATAGACTTAATAATGCAGAAGGGACTTGCTCTCCCTAAGCCACATTACGAACAAGCAACTCTGCCTCCCGATATCACGGCCTTGAGTAGCGAACAACTCGCAGAGATGTTTACCATACTAACTGGCTGGGCTGATTATCTGGCATCTCAGTTAGTACAAGCACAACTTAGAGAACGTGAAGCACAGAGAGCCTTAGACATGAAAGAGAATGTGATGCTCATCACAAAGATGGGCACTGCAGCCAAGGGCTCTACTGTGAGCCTAGCCAAGGCTCAAATTGCTACAGACCCAGAAATTATTAAATTAGGGGATATACACGAGGAGCGGTATGCTTACCGCAAGATATTAGAGATGATGGTTTCAAATCAAGAACGAGATATCACTCTAGTGTCGAGGGAAATAACACGGAGAACAAACGAGTCCCGAATGGGACGGAGGGATACATTCATAACATGAAAAAAATACTAATGCTTGTTCTAGTTTTAATAACTGGACTTATATCACCTGCAAAAGCAAACAGCGAACCAACTATTGCAATCATCGATAGTGGAGTTGCTACATCCTTATTTGCAAACAATATTGCGTATGAGGTTTGTTTAATTAGTCTTCCAAGATGTCCAAATCTTAAATCAAGTATGGAAGGATCAGGAGCGGCAAACATTGCTCCAACTCAAGATAAGCAACTAAACCACGGAACACAGATGGCATCTATTGTCACGGCTGTAAATCCATCTGCAAAGATTATTCCAATACGAATTGTAGGAATGACTCCAGCAGGAGTTGCAGGTCTTTATAGTTTAAATGATGTACAGGTTGCATTAAATTGGGTTATTGCTAATCGAGAAAAATTCAACATCTCAGTAGTACTACTAGCACAAGGTGCTGTGATGGGTAACTGTCGAGTTCCTGCTGGAATGGCACAATCAATTGCAACATTAAAGGCGGCAAATGTTCCTGTTATTGCCGCAGTTGGTAATAACTCAAATAGAAGAGCCGTATTCTCACCAGCATGCTTGCCAGATACTGTGGCAGTTGGTGCAACTGATAATCCATGGAATGGAACTGGCGCCAATGCTTATGATCCAAATGCTGCACCATATATCGCAAGATATAGCAACGGTGCTCAGGGTCAAGTAGATTTTTATTTGAATGCTCGTTACTACACAAAACTTACAGATGGATCTACTAAGTTTGTTGTTGGTACATCAAACTCCGCAGCAGCACTAGCAGGATGGTGGTTGTTAAATCGAAAAGCAACCTTTGATGAGACCTTCAATTCAATCATGGCTACAACTACAGAAACAAAGAACGAATTTGTGACTGGGCGGTATGTCAGACTTCCATAACGAAACCGTGCTTGAAGAAGCACAGCGTTTGATAACGGGTGATCGTAACAAGTCTTACGATCATCCGTTAGACAACTTTAATCGCATTGCTAAAGGGTGGGAAGTTATTTTCAACACTAAAGTAACTGAAGAACAAGTTGGGTTAGCAATGGCTTGGGTAAAAATTTGTCGTGAGGTACACCAACAAAAGAGAGACAACCTAGTTGATGGGGCGGGTTATCTAGGGACTGTGCAAATGGTCATAGATGAAAGAGAACTCCGTGCCAACAAAATCGATTGATGGTCAACTACCAAAAGACTGTACTGTAACCATAGGAATAGACCAGTCCTTAACTGGGTTTGCTCTAACTGCTTTACAATTTGACGACCCAACAAAATATATTACTTGGGTTTATAAGTCTCCCTACTTTGGTGTTGAAAGACTTGCTGATATTAGACAATGGTTAATAGATCACCTTGATTATTTAGAGGAAAACAATAATACGATATTAGATATAGCAATGGAAGGTACCGTCCTTGCTAGTCATGCAGCCCTTGTTTTAGGAGAGTTATCAGCCACGGTTCGTTTAACAATCTTTGATTACTTTGATGAAGGAGACCCTAGAAAATATCCTTTAAAAGTTCCACCTATGACCCTCAAAAAGTTTGCTGCTGGTAAAGGTAATGCAAAAAAACAGGAGATGTTATTGCAAATTTATAAGAGGTGGGGCATAGAATTTAATGATGATAATGCCGCTGATTCTTACGCTCTTGCAAGGCTCTTAGGAAAAAACTTCTATAATGAGGTCGAGAAGGCAGTTGCCGAACAAATGAAAGACTTCAAATACAGAGACGCCCCAAGACTTTAGCCTTACCCTATGTTCTAGGAGCGGTACATAAATTCGACTCAAAGGACTACTAAACATGACAACTAACCCTGAAGTTATTCCTTCTAATGATGAACCTTTTTTAAGAGTAAGTGCAAGTTCAAATCCTCAAAGTGTTGCATCAGCAATTGCTCATGCTATTTACGAAAAACACGAAGTAAAATTACGTGCCGTAGGTGCAGGAGCGGTAAACCAAGCAGTTAAAGCAATCGCTATCTCTCGAGGATATGTTGCCCCTAGAGGTTTAGATTTGACCTGCAAACCTGGTTTTACCACTATTGAATCCCGTGATGGAGAAATTTCCGCCATTGTATTCGCCATTACAGCAAGTTAATTTAGTTCTATCCTTATACCTACATTAAGGAGTCACCATGGCAAATTGGACAGATATGGGTCATGCAATGCGCCGTCGCATGGGTATGCCTTCAAACCATCTAGAGTCAGCAGGTATTAAAATGAAAAAAGATATGAGCCCAGATCAATACACCCCATCTGGTGCAAATGCAACATTTAATAATGTAAGTGGAACACCTTCAGTTGGTAAATTAATGCCAAAGAAGAACACTCAAGCAGCAGAGCCAATGTACGGCACAAAAGCAAATAGAAAAAATGTGTTAGTAGCAAATGCTGAAGCATCAGAACGCAAAGGCGCTGCACATAGAATTACTGCAACCATGCCTTGCATTGATCCTTGCTCAGGTTCAACAATGACAAACGCAAGAACTATTCCATCAGTATCTGGACGTCAAAATCCTAACTTCCAGGGCGGAATGGGTTCTTCCTACTAAAATGCCATTGTCGAACTCACAATTCGGCGGTAGCAGTTCAATGGCGCCACAAACGCCAGATGTAGACACTCCGCTATCACTAAGTGCTTCCACAGCAGGTTCTGCTGCTCAAGCAACTGCGTGGAAAAATAGAAGCATTGGCGGCGGTAGACCTTTATCTTTATCTAAAAAAACTACTGGTACAACATTTAACTGGGATGATTCATCAACCTCCACAACAGTTCCTCAATCTCGTGGGGGTACAAATCCAAATGCTTAGTAATGAACAGTTTGCAGAATTAGCAAATCAAGGTGGCGCCAGTCGTAGTTTTAAAACTGGAGAATCACCTACTGGACCTGGAATTATGGTTTCAGTTCCTGGTGCTGAAAAAATTACAAACGCTCCTTATACAGCAGAACAAGCAAAGAGTTTTAAAGAAGAACACGCAACAAGATCAACAGGTGATGTTTATCAAGGAGCGTGGAAAACTGGCGGAAAAATATTTTCTGATATTAGTGTGAAACACAAAACACTTCCAGAAGCACGCAAGGCTGGTGTGGAGAATAAACAGATCGCTGGTTATGATTTAGGTGGAACAGATGTTAGACGTTCACAGGGTGGAAATGTTTACTTTGGTCGTAAAGTTCCTGGTGTTGAATCTAACCCAGAGTTTGTAGCCAGTGCACATAGAACTGCAGAGTATGAAAGAATGGAGCCAAAACCAAAGGCTCAAGAGTTTGCAGAACAAGCACAAATAAGCAGAGGTGCTACATATAAGGGTAAGAAGATTTCAGTAAATGAAGTATATGCGACCATTGCAAAAAATCGCCGAAATAGAGGTGTGTAATGGCTGGTGGAGTAAATAATCTTTCCGCATCACAGAACTGGCAATCACTTGGTGGTGGCGGACTTTATGGTTATAACAATCAGGGTGGTGCAGGAACACCTATAGCCCGTGATGCAATGGATTCATCCCGTATGGGAGTTGGCCGTATCCCTTCAGCAGAGTATCCAGATGGTTATCTGGGAACAATGCGATCTCGAAGAGATGACCGATTATTAGATTCAATTAAGAACCGTGTTAATCAGAAGGCTTATCAAAGAGGCGTACACAAAGGTGAGCGTATTGAGCCATCAA